AAAACTTGGGGAACTATGTATCTCCCAAATGAAAAAAGTAATCCTTTAAAAGAAACTAATCCCAACGATTTAAAAAATTCTCCTGATTTTGTTTGTTTATATGGAATTAATGCAACAGATTGTAATGTTAAAATCTATTATGATGATAATAGAAGACAAGGTAAGTATTGGGACATACCTTTAACCCATAACCAGTTTATAATGTTTCCAGCGAATAATTTTTACCACATAGAAAACAATCAAAAAGAATCTTTAAACTTTATACAAACAATAACTTATGAGTATCTTGGATAAAGACAAAGACTATGTTTTAGTAAATTTATCTTATATAAAAAAAGATATAGCACATTTTAAAAAATATGCATGTCTAGCTCACAAACGTTTTGAACACAAATATGGTAAACAATCAACTACAGCTTTATATAATCAATATAACTCTATGACTTTGTTAGTAGGGTCTGTAAAATATTATAAAATGTTTAAAGATGTTTTTAAAATTATTAGAAAATATGCTAATACTAAAAAACCTTTGTGGTTACAATCATGGTTAAATATCCATGATGATCAACAGCTATTAACATGGCATAATCATAGTGACTCTTTGTTTCATGGTTATGTTTCAATTGACCCTAAAAATACTGAAACAGTTTTTAAAAATTATACTATAAAAAATAAAATAGGTAATGTTTATATAGGACCATCCGCAAATTATCACAAAGTAGTATGTAAGAAAAAATTTAAAGACAAAAGAATTACAATAGCTTTTGATGTTATTGATGAAAAATGTATTAAACAAACATATAATAAATACGGAGAGGTGGGCATTAACACAGGTTTCTTGCCTATATACTAATGAATATATCTGAAAATTTTTTAACTAAAGAAGAGTTGCAAGTTGTTAATAAAGAAATTTTACAAAATGATTTTCCATGGTATCCAATGGATAATACTTTAAAAGATAAATCATTTCCTATGATGACACATATTTTAATTGATAGATGTGATCATGGTGAGGAACCTATTTCTAATTCTAATTATAGTCTTTTTTTTGAAACTATAGTTAAAAGATTTTGTAAAAAGTATAAAATTAAATTTAATAAATTTACAAGAGCTTCTCTTAATTTAACCATGTCTAATAGTAAATATTCTTTTATATCACCTCATGTAGATCATAGATTTAAACATAATTTAATTATGATTTATTTAGAAGATTGTTCAGGAGACACAATAATATTCGATAAGAAATATACAAAAGGAGATAATATCATAGACGTTGAATCATCAAAAATTAAAAAATTAAAAATACTTAAAAAAATAAAACCTAAACAAGGTAGAGTTATGATATGTGATGGATCTTATTTCCATACTTATGAGTTTTGCAAACACAATGAAATAAGAAGAGTTGGAGTTTTTACTTTTATATGAATCTAGAAAATTATTATTGGTCTTTTAAATCAGCTATACCTCCAAGACTTTGTGATCATATAATTCAACATGGTTTATCGAAAACAGAGTCTATGGCAAGAACAGGTGCTTATACAGAAAATAAAAAATTATCTAATAAAGAGGTTGCAGATTTAAAACGTAAAAGAGATTCTAATGTAACATGGTTAGATGATCCATGGATATATAAAGAGTTACATCCTTTTATTAATACAGCCAATAAAAATGCAGGATGGAACTTTGACTGGGATTTTTCTGAACAATGTCAATTTACAAAATATAAACTTAATCAATACTATGACTGGCATTGTGATAGTTGGAATAAACCATATGAAAAAGGAAATAGTAAAGGTAAAATAAGAAAACTTTCAATGACCTGTCAACTTACTGATGGCTCAGAGTATGATGGTGGAGAACTTGAATTTGATTTTAGGCAATATGACCCGCCCATGAGAGATGAATCAAAACATTTACAGCAAGTTAAAGAAATTTTGCCTAAAGGATCTATTGTTGTATTTCCTTCATTTGTGTGGCATAGAGTTAAACCGGTAACGAAAGGAGTAAGATATTCATTGGTAATGTGGAACCTTGGATATCCGTTTAAATAATATGGATGTACATGAATTTTTTAAAACACCAATATGGGTGGAAGAGAAACCAGAGTTTGTTAAATCTTTAGATAAAGCTTCTAATAAATATATTAAAAAAGCTAAAAAAGAAAAAAAAGATTATATAAAAAAATATGGTGATTTTTGTACAAGTTATCATTCGACACCTCTTACATTAGATAATGATTTTTTAGATTTTAGAAATTATGTGGGTCAAAAGTCTTGTGACTTTTTAGATTGGCAAGGTTTTGATATGTCACGATACCTAACTATGTTTCATGAAATGTGGGTACAAGAGTTTGCTAAAAAGGGTGGTGGCCATCATTCAGCACACATACATTGGAATCAACATGTATCCGGTTTTTATTTTTTAAAGTGCAGCGATAAAACTTCTTATCCAGTATTTCACGAGCCAAGAACAGGTGCTCGTACTACCAAGTTAATTACAAAATCAAAAGACATAAGTCACGGTAGTGAGCTTATACATTTTAAACCACAACCAGGAACATTAATAATATTTCCAGGATATTTAGAACATGAATTTACTGTAGATCATGGAATAGAACCATTTAGATTTATACACTGGAACATACAAGCAGTTCCGAAAGGAATGGCGAAAAATGCGTAAGCATTCATTTGTATATAACATAGTTGAAGATTATGTTGAAGTAGATATAGAAACAAAAAGAATAATTAAAAATATAAAATTAACTAAAGACACAGTACGACCGGAAATGAACCTAACTTCTTTTTATCAAAGCAGCAAAGAACTATATGATTTACTTATAAATAAATTAAACGTTAATTTTAAAAAACTTAATTTAAATTTAAAACATTGTTGGGTTCAAAAGTATTTAAAAAATAGTTACCACAGCGTTCATACACATAATCCAAAAGGTAAGTCTTTTGTTTGGTTTATAGAGGGTAATGAGGACTCGTCACCTCTATGTTTTTATGACGTAGGCTACCCATCGGTAGATATAAACAAAAATATTGTTTGTGAATTTGTACCAGGTAAATTAATTATATTTCCTGGATTTATTCCTCATGAAGTAAGGCCTAATAAAAATAATAATAGATTAATAGTAAGTGGTAATTTAGATGACCTATAAGGTTATAGATAATTTTTTAAATAATCAATTTTACGAAAAACTTTGTTATGATTTAAAAGGGGAGAATCACCCTTGGTACTATACTAAAATAGATGTAGATTTAAAAAAAAGTATGAACAACGGTCTTTTTACTTATTCTTATTACGGTAATCATAAACCTTTGTCTGATAAGTTTGATGAACACATAAGACCCATAACAGAAAGCTTAGATGTTGAAGCTCTTATCTTGGTAAGAGCAAACTTAGTTTTAAGAGATATTAATACTATCGAAACTCCGTATCATATTGATAATAATTGTAATTATTCTACTACAGCTATTTTATTTTTAACAACTTGTAATGCAAAAACTATTTTAAAAATTAAAGGAAAAGAGATATCTGTAGATAGTGTTGAAAATAGATTGCTTATGTTTGATAGTAAAATAAAACACAAAGTATTGTATCACACAGATGTATGGAAAAGACACGTAATTAATTTTAACTTTATAAGGAATAAAAATGAAGTCTATCCATAAGTATAAAAAATACGACCTACCAAAAAATAGTTTTATACAAGGTTGGTACATACCTGTAAGGGACTGTGATAAATTAGTTAACTACTTTAAAAAAAATAAACATAAAGCAAAAGCTGGCGCAAGTTTTTATGAAGGTAAAATTGATGTTGATAAAACAATAAAAGATTCTTTAGATTTAAGTTTAGGTAATGACAATTTTGATTTTGGTGTTTTTGAGTATAGAAAACATTTACAAGAAATTTTAAATTTGTATGTTAAAGAATATCCTGAAGTAAATCGTCTTGACAAGTTTAATGTTGAAGATGTAAATGTACAGTGTTATCCAAGTAATG